GTTGTAATACTTTACGTCATTTGATGTTGTTTCTATCTTAATTTTTGATACCATTGTATCACCAAAGAGGACAATTCGTCCTCCTTGTACAGTTATTGCATCATTATGGAACCTAGGATAATCAGGCATGTAATTTTTCATAAATGATGGTAAAAAGCTCTTTTTACTTTCATACACTTCCTTAAGTACATCGAATCCTCTTACACTATTTGATCTTAAAAAGCCACCATAATTTAGTAAAGCAGTTTGTGTTCCTTCAAGTCCAGGAACATGCCTGTTGTATCCGATTTCTATTGGAGACCAATCTTCTACATTAATATATTTTACGACTTTTCTTTTAGTTATAGGTACTCTAACTATTTTTGAAGTTTCATCTGATGCATCGACACATGACAACTTTCCAGAAATCCCTTCTTTGTAAAACGCTTTTCTGGTTCCGTTGATAATTCCTGTGCAGAACGCCAATGTTTCATTTCCTCTTAGAGTAGCTCTTCCATATAAACATGGCCTTATCCCTGAAACATAACTTCCTCTATAAACAAAAGGCTTTATTCCTCTTCCAGGTCGATGTAGCTTGATAGAGAAGTTGTAAACCATTGGTTTTGTAAATCTTTGTCCGCCAATGAATCTAACCACAGGAAGACCAGATGGAGAATGGATTTCAAATCCCTCTTCTTGAGACAATCTTAAATCTTGAGATCTTCTTTCCCAAAAGTCATCTCTGTTTAACTCTTCTTCTTCTTCTTCGGTAAGTTTGGTTCTGTAATTTGTTCCAAGCAACTTGTTGCATATTAAATTCTTTCTAGAAAACCCGACTTCAGGAACAACCTCTCCCATTATGCAAGGTTTCTTATCATCCATGTTCATTGGTCTTATTATTCCTTTGACATCTGGAGGTTTTAAAGTCATTACTCTGTCTATAGCATCTTTACTTCGAGGTTTGATTCTGAAGTAATCTATCATTCTGTCTCTTACTTCAATCCTCATTTTAGGAGTTAAAGGCTTTACAACAGAACTTCTTAGTTTTCCTTTCCTAGTTCTTGCTGAATAAACTAATTTGCACTTTTCGTCAAAAGTATGCATTTTTGAACTAGTGATAGTTTTTGCTTCGTATTGTTCATTTTTCCAACTTTTAGAAAAATGGTTGCAAGAACTATCAAATAAAGACATTCTTCCAGCTAAGACTTCATCTATTTGTTCGTCTGTAAGAAAATTAACAAAAATTTTCATGGATTCTTCTGACCTAGGAAAGAAGCCACTAACTAGTTCATCAGGATTTTCTGGTATTAACTTGATTTCCTTCATGTAATTTATATGTCCTTTTGTCAACATCCATTTCATTCTTAGTGTATACAACATCATTTCCATGCAAGTCCAAGCTAGAGTTGGAGAATCACCCCAAAATATGCTTTGTCGGCTACAGTTGACGCAAGACATTATATCTATTATGATTGAATCAGAAGTTAATGGTTGTATTATATGGTGTGGGTGTATATGAGATTGTGTCACCATACCACTACCTGTTACCATGATGTTGTTTATTTCCATAATGCCATATGAACTATTTTTGTGCTCTATTGTAACATGTTTTCTATCATTGTTCTTTTGAAGAGTCATGTTAAGAGTTCTCATTGGTTTTGTCAAATAATTACCTTGAGCCCAATCAGCTGAAATCCCAGGTGATATGGAAACTGCTCTTCCAACATCGTCTTGCGTTGTAAATACATGTGAATCTTCAAACATTTCTATGTTATTTTGCATTATATTTTCGACTCCTTTAACATGTGTTGTGTTTAATACGCCGCTTATTACAGCGTGCATTCCTTGCATTGCATGTTTTCTTACTTTGACTGCTATTCTTTTTGTGACTTTATTTCTTGACAAAACTAAAGCTTGCATTTTCGTTAAGTTGTTGGGAAAGTTTACAACAGATTCTTTAAAGTTTCTAGGTAATATGCATAACCTTTCTGTGTTGCATCTTTTAATTGCAGACAATGTTACAAAATATGGTATAGAATTTGTTACTGCATGGCATAAACATGCAATAGACAATGCTTCTGGCATGTTATGCCCACAATGAAAAGATCGATCTTCAGAACTTCCGACAACAGGTTTGTCAGAAGATATTATTTTTGTAAACCCAGATACCATTTCATTGTACTTGTGTGGATTCAAAAACTGATCATCTGGAGCTGACAAAGAAACTCCTGAAGCCAACTTTTCTTCATACATTTGCATGTATCTACTTTTTATATGTTGAGTAGCAAATTCTCGTCTTCCTCTTCCGTTTTTGCTACGAATCAAATATGTTTTGTCATGTTTTTCGCTCATTAATTTTAACAAACCATCATAAGGACCAGTTATAGACCTGGTATGAACTAACTTTCTTATTTCGTCACAAACCTTTGATTCTGTCCAACATTTACGATTTTCATCATAAAACATACTTCCTCTGTCTGATACCATGTCATTTATTGAAAAACTTGTTGAAACTTGTGACATGGAAGCAGCTTCTATTTCTTTTTCACAACTTTTACACATAGCTAAGTAAAATATCGGATTTAAAACTGGTTCTGTAGGTGTTCTATCCAAGAGATCTTTTGTTTCTTCGTAAGATACTCCGACACTTAAAACCTTTGATAGATATGACGAAACTCTTGAGTAAAAAGGAATAACTAAGTCTTGATTTGAAACTTCTTCGCTAGTCCTTTCGATTAACTTTCTACAACATTCAGACTCGTGGTCTGATTCTCTATTTTGCCAGTTTACTGCTAAACCTAAGTCTTTTTCTAAACACATGTGTTTTAGTTTAAGTCTAAACAAAGGTGTTTTGTTTCGTGGAGGAGGATTATCAATAAATCTATTTACAAGATGCATGTATAAAAATTCACTACTTCTAACAGGTTTTCCGGAGTTAATTGGTTTTATTAAAAGATCTGATACTTGATTTCCTGACATGTGTCCAGTTGTAACAAACCTGCAATTGTCAGCATAATCTGAAGTTTTCCAACTTGAGTTGCAAGTTAAAACAGCATAGTGTGACATAAATTCATCGTACTCGTCTCCTGGTTCGTGTATTGATATCATGGACACATACATTGCTACTAAAGCATCATAATTCTTTTTAACAAAGTTAATATCTTGTCTGCTGACTTTAAAACCCGGTGATCTATACCACTTTTCTTCTTTAACCCATTTTCCAAACAATTTTTCATCATTTGGATCATAAGCTGAGTAAAATACACAATTGTATACTAAGCTTTCTTTGCCTGTAGTGCTCCACGCAATTCCTACTCCATCTTTTTCTGAATAATAATTTCCTTTGTAAGAAAATATCTTATCGTACAATTCTTTCATTATTCTTGCTGTTTGAACGGCTTGGATTTCTTCTAACATATCAACTGCCTTTTCAGCTACAGAATGCCAATAATCATTGACTCTCTTTACATAAACTGATTTAATTGAGCACATTTCTAAGTATGGATCTTCATGTGAAACAGTTCTATAAGAGTTGTGTTTACCTTCATACCAATCCTTTCCAGAATTATCTTTCCAAAGGTTTGATGTAACAACTACTGACTCCATCCAGTCTTCGTTTTTCATTTTTCTCACTTTAAACGGTGAAGGAAACAATCCATTCTTGTCACCAACAAATTCAAACTTAGGAGTCTTTACAACTTCTCTAGTATATGTGTCGTTTGTTGACAATAACCATTTAGAGACATGACTGTAAATCCCATCTATTTGCTGTTTCGTTAAGAGTCTAATACATTCATGCATTTTGTCAAAGTTCTTGGTGTAAGGAGATTCTGTGTTAAAGAATTCAGAATTTCTCAAAAAGCTTGTTTCATTGGTTTCTTCTTTGTTTGAAAATTCTATAATTCTTTTAACTCTATCATCTTTTGTTATCATCGACAATATGGCGTATTTATTTAGTATCATATTGGCTGATGTTGTTCTTTTCCTATACGATAGTCCTGTTACTTCTATAGTCAATTCTCTTCCGTCACTTTCTAATGTGTAATCACATCCTTCATAAGGTTCTATGTATCCTTTGTTTGATCTTAACGAAATTATTGCCATTAAATGTAAAAATGAACTGAATCCATATCCACTTCCTTTGCCCTTAACTTCTTCTGTGTAAGAATCAGATGCATCGAATATGTTTTCACCATTTATAATTAAGTCAGGAAAGTCAAAATTGCATATACCAACTTCTTGGTTTTCAATTGTGACTATTCCGTCTTTTGACTTTGCAATCACTTTGCTATTTACATATTCATACGTTGGTAATTTTCTGTATTTACGATATCCTTTTGGAATTCTGTTTACATTTACCTCGTTGAAGCTATTTCTGCCACTATTGTAATCGTATGTAAGATCTTTAAAAACAGTAGCCAATTCCAAGTTAGAAAAATCTTGAACTTCTCTACCGTGATGTGTTGTCACAGCTTGGTCAGCTCCAGATATCTCTAAGTCTTCTTCTAGAAACAAATCAGCTAGCAACTCTAATTCTTCATCAAATTCAGATGAACCGAAACTAGATTCATTGTAAGCTGAGCTGTCATCGTTGTAAGTAGAGTTGTCTTCGTTATCATCAGTCATGTTGCAGTGGGG